ATCGCAATCCGGGCAATGAATGGCTGGCAAAATTCATTCAGGAGGAACTGTTCACTTTCGATTACGAGGAGACCGCCGCGTGGTACGGCGAGACGGCGCCAAAACTCTTACCGCTGACTGGCGACCTTGCGCTGCTCGGCTGCAACGATCGCTATTTCCTCCTGACCGTCTTGCTCGGGCGCCAGGACGCAGCACACCCTTGGCTGTTCAGCCGCTGCCGCGAGGTAGAGCGCGACCCGGACGGCTATATCGATCTGTGGGCGCGCTTTCATTACAAAAGTACCATCATCACCTTTGCCGGAGTGATCCAGGAGATACTCTGCGATCCCGAGATCACGATCGCCATTTTCAGCGTGGTGAAGCCGATCGCCGCGGCATTCCTCTCGCAGATCAAGGGGGAATTCGAGACCAACGAATACCTCAAGTCGGTTTACCCCGATGTACTCTACCGCAACCCACGGACGCTCGGTCCCGATGGCCGGCCCGCGAAGTGGAGCCTCGAGCGCGGGATTACGGTTAAGCGCAAGGGCAACCCCAAGGAAGCGACCATCGAGGCGCACGGCCTGATCGACGGCCAGCCCACGTCGCGGCACTTCCAACTCCACATCTACGATGATGTGGTCACCCAGGACTACCTATCAGAGGAGAGCATCCGAAAGACTACCGAACGATGGGAGCTCGCCGACAACCTCGGCTCCCACCTGGGCGTACGCAAGTGGATGCCCGGAACGCGCTACCACTATGCCGATACATGTGGAGTGGTGATCGAGCGCAAATCGCTCAAGCCGCGCATCTATCCCGCCACTGACGACGGGACCATGACCGGCACTCCGGTCTTTCTCAGGCAGGAACGCTGGGAGCAGATCAAGCGGGACCAGCGCTCGACGGTCTCGGCGCAGATGCTGCTTAATCCGTCTGCCGGCAACGAGGCTACCTTCCAGCCGGCATGGCTGCGCAATTACGACGTCATTCCTGCGGTGATGAACGTCTACATCATGTGCGACCCGTCGAAAGGCACGGGCGAGCGCTCGGACCGCACCGCCATTGTGGTCATTGGAGTGGACCAGGGCGGCAACAAATATCTTCTCGACGGCGTACGCCATCGGATGAAGCTCACAGCCCGCTGGGAATTCATCAAGTCCTTCAAGCGCAAATGGGAGGCGCATTCCGGCGTGCAGATGGTGCGGATCGGCTACGAGCGCTACGGCATGCAAGTGGACCTCGAGGTGATCGAGGACATGATGGTGCGCGAAAACAACCATTTCGAAATCGAGGAGCTCAACACGCCATGGCGAGGCCGGCACTCCAAGGACGACCGCATCGAGCGGCTGGAGCCCGACATCCGAGAAGGCCGGTTCTATCTGCCCTGCCTTGCCTATCACCCCGATCATGCAGCCGATTGCTACTGGACAGTCTGGAACCAGGAGATGGCCGACCGCGCCGCCAAGAAAGGCGAGAAGCTCGATTATCGCATCAACCAGATTGTTTACTGGAAAATGCAGGGGCCGACGAAGCGGCAAGCCCAGGTGCGCGAGGATCGCGTGGTCAAGGCGCTGCGGCGCCGCGATGAGGACGGCCGCATCTACGACGTGACGCCGGATGACGGATTATGGTGATACCGGCGGCGCGATGGGGTCGAAATGTTGAACCATGAGCGCGAAAAGATCATCGTCGCGGCTTGCGCAGGGCGATGCCTTTGACCAATTAGCAGGGAAGTGCAGGCAAATGCCAAAGGTAGGCGTCGATGAACTCCAAGGTGTTGCACGCGCCAAAGGTCAGGCCGCCGCTGCCGCTGCCAAAGCTCAAGCTGCCGAAAACGGACCTGAGAAGGGCCGCACTCGGCCGAACGCTACTAAAGTCGGGAAGGGCAAGAGGCGACCTCAACCTGGCGCGCGCGGGGCAAAGCCTTCTGAGAACTCCGGGGACTCGCTGAAGAAGGCCTCTTCGGGGCACCGAGCGCACTGCCGGCAAGCCCTGACATGCGCTGTAACATGGGTTCAGTGGGGACGCGCGCTGATGGCTCGTATCCGACCCCGCATGATCCATCGCTTGAAAATCGACGAGAGCTCAATGGATGAAGCGATGTCGGCCTATTGGTTCATGCACGATGCAGCAGCCGTGCCCTCTCTCGGCGCCAAGCCTCGAACGCTTCCGTGAGCGGGTCGTCGGGATCAAGCAGCAGATCGGGGTAGAGCGTCCGTAGGCTATCAAGCTCGCTTTGCTCAGCGGCGCTGCGCCCTCCGCGAAAGTCCTGCATTTCTAACTCACGAATACGGCGACGGGCGCAACCCTCGGAACTTTCGTCGAACGCCGCTACTCGCGCTCTCAGCTGCGCTTCCTCAGTATCTTCGGCGTCGGGCAGAGCACCACCGCGACATGATGGAGGCGATATGCGCTTGCAGTATAGCTGATGGAGACGATTGCTGTCCTTTTGAGCCTGCTTTAGCCCATAGCCCGGCGGGCACCCGATCGCCCTTGCCCTGTCACCGATGCGTGCGCGAAGGTTGGATTCTTCCTCCACCTCGGCGGCACTGAGCGGATCGCCGCACTTTTTGCGCTCTAGCTCGCCTAGGCGATGATAATCGTCGCGCAATGCCTTCGCCACCGCATTGTCGATGGTAAAGGTACCAGTGCCATCGATCAGCTTCGCAGTTCCGGCCGGATCGCCCGGACGTGCGCTTCCCGGCTTGGCATGAACGAAGGGCAGCGTTGCTTGGGCGACCTTGATGCGAAGCTCGGGCGATGCGTTGGGATCTCTCATGATGCCCAACAAGAACTCGAGTGGCAAAAGTTCTGGGTTCGCAGCAGCGGCGGCGAGTGCTGCATTTCTGAGTACCGTTTTCTTGTTTGGCGTACCGCGCCGGCGTCCGCCGCGCCTTTCGCCTGGTTTTGATCCTCTTGACATCACTGCAAAGCCACTGAAGCGCGGCCGCAGATCACGGTGCGTGTAACGGAGCGGCTGCCTGGCCGTATCAGTTAGAAGACGCTGCGAAGGCGAGCAATGACGCACGGCAACCCTAAGATTGGCTGCGGCGCGGCAATCTTACTTTTGCGCCTGACTTTCGTGCACGTTGGTGATCGCGGAGATCACTTCTGAAGGGGTGAATTGATCGACTTCGAAAAATAGAGCCTGTGCAAGTTCGACAAACACGCCGCTGCGGCTCACTACAATAGCCGGCGCATTATCAAGCCTTTTTGCCCACACATAGGGAGCGATCGATCTTTTGGTTGCTGAACTCCACCATTTGGCAAGTTCCTCTACCAAAATTCGTAAGCGTTTTTTTCGTTCGCCCCGCTTGCTCGATCTAGGCTTCTTTATTTCTGCCGTTATTAGATGATCGAGCGCCTGAGCAATGGGCACAAGGTCGAATTGAAGCTGCCAGCAGCTCGAACCAAATTCGTTCAACTCTTCTGTCCCCTTGATATCATCTAAGGGGCTTCCAAATGATCCAATAACGCCGCGCTGTCGTTTTGGCCTTACCTCGCCCAGTCCTCTTAGTGCAGCCTTTACTGACGCGAGCGCCCGCTTCGCCAAGTCAATTTGCCCCTGCGCAGCCCTCGTACGGTGCCGAGTGTTGGCTGCCGAGACATACACCTGGATCAGCGCGTGGCGAAGGGTGGCGATGGTCTGCCGATCATCGCCGCGGCCGTCTTTGCGAAGCAAGCGGCTGAATTGATCCACAGGGAGACTGCCCAAGCTTGCCGTTGACAATCTCCGGATGACCGCATTGTCGTGCTCGTTCGGGAGCAGGAACCTCAAACTTGGTCCCGGTATCGTCTTTGCAGCATTTCGGCGACCAAGCTCGACTTGAGTGCTGGTGGTTGCAGACTGAGGCCTGTGTACGCGAGGAGCGCGGGGAGATTTTCGCTTTGCGCCGCGTTTTCCAACTTTTCGGTCAGCGTTTTCATTCGGCCGAGGCCGAACCTGTTTAGGCTTGGATTTTCGTCCTTGCCCACGTTTTCGTTGAGGTGGGCGCGTCATCCTTCAATCCATGTCAGCACGGCGGAATTCCCCTAATAGCAGGATTTCCGATTCGCTCCATTGTCTAATCTAAGAATGGTCCGCTGCTGACCAATCTTAGGGTTGTCCTCGGTTCTGGAGCTTATCTGAATACGCCTTATAAGCATTCGCGGCGGCCAGGACATTCCAGGCGGCCCGAACTTGCAAAACGATTTTGACCAGCGCGGATCCCATGAGGCGAGTAGCCGCTGCCAAGTTCGGCAAGCGCCAGCCTGAATCCAATCGGGCCAGTTTGTCTGTGCCACCGGGAAGGCGCCCGTTACACGACCGTAAGATCGGCCCTGCTACTCATCGGGCTGGCTTCGGTCCACCACCTCGTCCGCGGCAAGCCAGAGCTCTAGTTCGCGGGCCCGCGAAGCAGGTCAAGCAGGCGTGGAAGGTAGTCCGACCATCTTTGCCACCCGCCAGGCGAGCCGCCTTGCGTCCCAGTCGGAAGGCTGGTCGGCTTCGTCATCCCCCCTATTGGGCTGGCTTCCGTCCGCCGCCTCGCGCCCCGCAATCCAGGCTTCGGATCCCCGGCGGGGCCGCGAATCAGGTTCAGCCTGCCTGGGACGTAGTCGACGATTTCCCTGAGGACATTCCTGTGATGCCCAGAGAGCTCAAAGTAGTCGAAACGTATTTGGCTGCGCTTTTGCATGAATCCTTGGAGCCGACGAGTTTGGAGGCGGACAAGGCGGCAATCGAGAGTGTCAAACCGGACGTGGAATAGGGAATAAGGTCGATAGACAGCTCTTGGCCCGAGCCCACCTAGTTGCGAACATAGATGCAGTAAACCGCAAGGCCCGATGCCCATGAACGCTGATCGTCGCTGCCCCGAGCCCATCCCTAAGGAGTCGCATGCTGCACTCCGTGCAGCCCTCTATATGCGCGTATCGACTGGTCGGCAGGCTGAGCACGATCTTTCCATTCCTGATCAACGAAGCCAGTTGAAGTCGTGGTGCCGCGCGAATGGCCATCACGTGGTTGCAGAGTACGTTGAAGCTGGCGCGTCTGCCGGCGATGATCGACGGCCGTGCTTCCAGCAGATGATCGAACGTGCCTGCGATGGTGAGCGTGCGTTCGATCTTATCGTTGTCCACAGCTACAGCCGTTTCTTCCGCGAGGCCTTCGAGCAGGAATTCTATCTCCGCAAACTTGCCAAGCACGGCGTTAGGGTCGTTTCCATCACTCAGCCAGTGGGTGACGAAGCTGAACCAGTCCACGCAATGATGCGAAAAGTCATTGCGCTCTTCGACGAATATCAGTCGAAGGAAAACGCCAAGCACGTCATTCGATCGATGAAGGAGAATGCCCGCCAAGGATTCTGGAACGGGGCAACGCCTCCACTTGGTTATAAGCTGATCGAAGCCGAAAAACGCGGCGCAAAGATTAAGAAAAAACTCGAAATCGACTTGGTTGAGGCCGAAACCGTACGGCTCATTTTCAAGCTATATCTTCTCGGGGACGGCAGCTCGGGCGCGCTTGGTGTAAAGGAAATCGTCAAGTGGCTGAATGGTCGCGGCTATCGGACTCGGAGGGGCAAGAGCTTCGGGGTTGGCCCAGTCCATAAGCTGCTGACCAATACGGTCTATATCGGCCGATGGAAGTTCAACCAGACCTCCTCGAAAACACGCGAGAGAAAAGCTGAAGCCGAAGTCGTGGAGATCGCGGTTCCGGCCATCATCGAGCCGGATACGTTCGAGCAGGTCCAGCGACAGCTGCATGCCCGCAGCCCGAGAAGGCAGCCCCCGCGCGTGACGACCGGCCCAATTCTGCTTACAGGATTGGCGGTGTGCGCAACCTGTCGAGGTGGCATGATGCTGCGCACTGGCACATCCAAAAGTGGACGAGTGTACCGGTACTACACGTGCTCGAGCTGCGCGACGAAAGGCACAATGGCCTGCAAAGGGCGTTCGATCCCGATGGACAAGCTCGACACCCTCGTCACCGAACATCTGCTGGAGCGTCTTTTTAAGCCGGAGCGGATCGCCGTAATCCTTGCATCCCTGTCATCCCGTCGGGCGGAACAGGCGGTAGCTGTCAACACTCGGATACTGGCTCTCCAGCGCGAGATGATCGACGCCGAAGACAAGCTCAAACGCCTATACCGATTGGTTGAGGACGGGCTGACGGACCTTGATGAGGTGCTAAAGGACCGCCTCAACATGCTGAAGACAGGGCGGGACCAAGCAAAAGCCGCATTGGAACGGGCCAAGGAGCATTCAGCTGCTCAGATCCAGATCGATCCAGGGTTGATCGAGCGTTTTGGCCGTATCATGCGTGAGAGCTTCAGCGTCGGATCGGTGCCCTTCCGGAAGGCGTACCTCCGGTCGCTTATCGACGTCATAGAAGTCGACGACCATCAAGTGCGTGTTAGAGGAAACAAGGACTTGCTCGAAAAGGCTGTTCTTGCGAGCCAAAACGGCGAGCCTTGGTGTTCGCAGACGAGTACTAGGTGGCGCGCCCGGCGAGATTCGAACTCACGACCTCTGCCTTCGGAGGGCAGCGCTCTATCCAGCTGAGCTACGGGCGCGCTGCGAACGTCATTAGCCGATCGCTTCCGGCGCGGCAATGCGGGCCGGCAAGCCCCTTGAATCCCGCGCATGAACGTGGGCATGAAAGGCTGAGCGTTTTCCGCCGCAGCCGGGCGCGATCCGCGACGGATGGCGGCTCCCCGGGGAGAACGCGTCGACGCAGCGCAAGCCGGAGCATCCCGATGACCCAGACCGCCGAGACGCGCCGGCAACGCGCGGTGCCGCAACGCGAGGACGCCGCGTTCAACTGGGAGGATCCGCTCGACCTCGAGAGCGAGCTCACCGAGGAAGAGCGCATGGTGCGCGACACCGCGCGCGGCTATGCCCAGGACAAGCTGTTCCCGCGCGTGCT